ACGGGAGCGAGAGCTCCCGTGCTTTGATTGTCTATACGTCGTTCACTGATACTTTGCGTGTGAACCACGTATCGTTGAAGTGTTACTTCTTATTGGCGATTAATTACACAGGATATTAATCCCGTGCATTATTGGATCTGTTTAGTCTTTACGACTTCTTTTCGCACCAGAGAGGGCCCACTTACCTCTTTGGCAAACATTTAGGTTGGTTTTGTTTACAAGACCATATTCTAAATGAATACTGCTTTGTTTATCACACTAGAAGAAGAATCCCTCAGATTGCTGTTGGATTCTACTCTAGCATAACTTAGCCCCCCTCCATGTTTTATGTTTTATGTCACCATGTCGAAGGAGGATGTACCTCCTGCCGGTTGCGTAAGAATGTAGGCTACCGAAACTAGTACATACTAAACTCTCATTCCATTAGGGGTGTTAGTATATGATTTTTAAAATTGTCTGTAAATAGTTATACCCATAAAACCAAATAAAAATTAGTCTAGATCATTTGTCAAGTCAGCAACTTCTTCACTGAGGGTACAGCTATCCCTATATGGGATGTTGCGTTACCGAAATCGAGGAGACTGGAGGCGTCTTATTAGAGATTAGGAGCCCACCGCAACAGCTGATTGATTGAAATCTTATTTAGAGACCCCTGATGATAACTAATATTAACTGTATTCGATGTCGCATGTTTTGCGTCTAGTAGTAGGTTGTGATACCTTCAGGTTATAGTTATTGTGCCAGGCCACCTGAATAGACGGATTGATTGAAGCGCCATGTGTAGTGAACACCACAAGCTTGCATGGTTTGCCGAGGCCACAGTGGAGAGGCCAAGCCCACAACCCGCCGTTATATGTGTTATAGAGGTTTTTAAAATTTAGCACCAAAAATGTCTCTTTATGATGAAATTTTTGAATCTGGGTTGGTGGGTGCTAGTAAGAGCGATGTTGCATTCCGCTCGAACTGGAGAGCTAGTAGAGCTCTCAAACAGTGTGCAGCGCTTGAGGCCATGTTGCCCCGAGCAAAATATGACCGCTTACGTCAGTTTGCGCGTCATAATCCACGACGTTTCGTCAAAGGCTTTTCTGAATTGGCGTTTGATGTTGTGGAACACTGGGGAGACGGTAGGCCCGTTCCTCAGAATGGTTCCGATTATATGTCTATGGTCGAAACCTTTTTCTCAACCCTTGGGAGAAATGAAGCACAACCTTTTGTGTTGCACCTTGGGTTTTTGTGCTATGACCTATATCGTAGCACAGGGCACTCAGATGTGTGGGTCGCAGTCTTGCGGTTTTTTAAGGATGTTAAAGTCCACCACTATTTGAGGAAACAGATTGATGACGTATACCAATATGTCATGAAAGCTGCTTTTGAGATTATGCTCGAACTTCAGAAGCTCGAACGTACTCATCTTGCGGGGAGTGCTGTCTATGCCGAGGCAGCCGCAGATGCCGGACCCGTCCCGCAGACACTAGATAGTGTCTTCGAGTCATACTCCGGTCTCAAGGACTCAGCGCTATTTCGTAAGCTTCATAAGCTTATGACGAGCGCATGTGCCGTCGCCTTTTTCTCAAAGAATGGGATGACGAATTTACCAGCTAAGCTTGGCTATGTTGAAGCTGGTTTGAATTCAACGTCTGCTCAGAGTATTCTGCAGCAGACTGATTTTATGATGTGCGCCCTCCAGACACTCCATTGGCTAGCCACTATGGGTTTTCAGTGTGTGTTGGACAAGAACGTAGCGCCTTTATTGGCCAACGTCACGTCATATACTGACTGGGTCTCAAAGACACAGGATCTCCTATCTAAAGCAGATCAAGTTAGTTGTCTTGAGCCCCATGTCACTGAGCCCATGGCTCACGGGGAAGCCAAACACCAGTTTATTGGTCAGCTTAACAACCTGATCGAATCAGGTGAGGCAATTGTTCGCTGGATGAAGGCCGATGAGCAGTATGAGAGAAGATTTGTCAACAATTTGTTGATGGATCTCAAACGTTTGAAGAGCGCTCTTATCACGCGCGACTTTGCTGCGAAGAGCAGGCCTCAGCCCTATGCTGCTCTCATTACTGGGGGAACTTCAATTGCTAAAAGCGCTTTTACTAAGATGCTGTATTACGCGTTTTGTGGCGTGGCAGGTTTACCCAATGACGATGGGTTCATGTATCCCCGAAACCCTGCGGAAAAGCACTGGTCTAATTTCCAATCTAGTTGCCACACCATTCTGTATGACGAGGTGGGCAAACAAAATCCCAGGGTTGGCGGTAAGGACGAGACTTCTGATGAAATCCTCGGTGTATGTAACACCGTACCGATGGTGCCAATAATGGCAGCCATTGAGGATAAAGGGAAGACTCCTGTCTTAGCTGAACTGGTGTTAGCCACTAGTAACACGAAAGATTTGAATGTCAAGAGTTACTATACTAACCCTGCTGCCATTCTGCGTAGATTCGACCTCATCATAACTTTGACGGTCAAACCGGAGTTTGCGCAAGAGAATGGCATGCTTAGTCCTGCTGCTGTTCCGCGTCCTGATGGCACGTTCCCTAACATTTGGAATATCAAGTGTGAGGTTGCTGTGCCAACGCCTGCACCTAAGGGTACGACTGAGCAAGGATTTGAATTCAAACTACTCGCTAGTTTTGACAATACCCCTGATTTTCTCCGATTCTACGCCCTTCGTGTGGCTGAGCATAGAGGGAATCAAGATAGGGCAATCTTTGCGAGTGATGTGATGCGCACTATTGAGTTTTGCAAGGCACCTCACCATGTGGTTGCATTACCGCGCTATATGTGTGGGTGTCCAGTAGCTCAATCTCGCGATAGACCTGATGTTAGGTATAGGACAACACTCATTGAGACATTTTCCCAGGCTGTGTTGGACACCACAGAGTTCACCGAGTATCCACGTCAGTGGATGTTCGTGTGGCTCTTTACCTTCCTGTTGCGCTTTTCTTTTTTTAAGTGGTTTGTTTCACATTGGTTCTCTGATGCCAAGCTTATTGCTATGGCCAAGAAGTCTTGTTATGACAAGTATACCGCGAAGCGTTTAGCTCTAACCATGGGATTGCGACACTCAAAGCTTTTCAACCCGCCCAAATGGGTGAAGCTCATCGGACAGTGTGCACTTATTGCTGGTCAAGCTTACTTGATTTGGAAGGGAGCGCAATGGTTAACTTCTCGCCCTGTGGTCAAACCCCAAGGGGCCAAGATCTCCGCTTCCACGTTGGACAATGAGGTTGTTTGGTACAAAGATGACTATGTAACAACACCGGCCGACGTGGGGAAAAGCTGTGTTGGCCTTAAAGGGTTTACACCTGAGCGCTTGTTGGAGGTTTATCAGAATAATTTGATAACCTTGGTTTTTGACACCGGGCGTACTACAATGATAGACGGTGTTGAAAAGCGTTTGGTGCGTAACCAAAGGGCTTTTTGTTTACAGGATCGCCTTTATGTGTTTAACAATCACGGCATTCCCGAGAGGGACGATGGTCGTGTCGTTTGTGACATTGTGAGGGGTCCTGTTGGACCTGGTGTCTCCGCTAACATTCAACGGTACGAGATCTTTCCATCTAGATTGATTAGAATGCCAGAGAAAGATTTGGCTTTTGTGTGGCTCGATGTTTTAGATAGCCGCAAGTCCATGATAGGCTTGCTCGGCACTAAAGAGCTCAAGGGGTCTTATAACGGATATTTGCTGGGCCGCGATTTTCGCGGTCATTTGCAAGCGCCCAATTTAGTGCGCAACATCCAGAAAGGGGATGCCACCATACCGGATATAGGCTATCTCTCGTCGTTATGGAGGGGTGTTTCTCAGACACGCACAGTGGATGGGGATTGCGGTTCCATGTTGATTGGAGATTCTGCTTTTGGTCCTGTGCTCCTTGGTATTCATGCAGCGGGATATGTGCTTAATAACGATATTCTTGTGGCTAGCATAACTCGTGAGGATGTCGAGGGGTTGGTCAACCGCTTTGTGGAAAAGCCTGTCGAGGCTCATGAAATGAAAATTGACAAGCCCGGCTACGAGCGTGAATTGATTGACCTGCACAAGAATTGCCCGGTCCGATTTATTGAGGAAGGTTCTGTAGCAGTGTATGGATCAATAGCAGGGCACCGTTCTGATGCCAAGTCTACACTAGTTCAAACCCCCATTTGCAAGGAGTTGCTAAGTCGTGGGTATGAGTTGAAGTATGGTGCACCTGTGATGAAGGGTTGGAGAGTGAAGCGTAATGCTTTGAAAGATATGCTTCAACCCGTTGCCAATATCGATCCAGCAAAACTTGATGCTATTGCTGAACAACTAGCTGATGAGATAATGGAGCGCTTGCCTGTAGGCTGGCAAGAAATTCTTGGTGTTGTATCGGAAGATGTTGCAGTTAACGGGATCCCTGGCGTGCCTCATATGGAGCGCATAAATGTCGGGACTAGCGCTGGGTTTCCATACAATAAGTCAAAGAAGCACTTTGTTGTCCCATTAGACCCGTTTAAGGGATTAGCTGGTCCCATATCACTGGATGAAAATATCCGTGCTGATATCGCAATGGTGCTTCTTTCTTATAAAGAAGGGAAGAGATCCTATCCTGTTTTCCGGTGTGTATTGAAGGACGAGGCTAGGAAGTTCGAGAAAATTCGGAAAGAATTAACTCGCGTCTTCTATGCAGCTCCTGTTGGTTGGTCTGTAGTATTCAGAATGTATTTCTTGACGTTTTTGCGTTTGTTTTATACTAACCATAGGGCATTTGAGGCCCTACCAGGGATTGCTACCAACTCGTTTGAATGGTCCGCTGTCGCCGAAGACCTCTTTGCCCATGATCATGTAATGGACATGGACTACAAGAGTTTTGACGTTCAAGCTATTAAAGCTGTCGTCATGCATACTGTCTTCCGAGTGATTATTAAAATTATGAAGACATCTGGCAAATACTCTGAAGAGGATATCCAAGTTATTGAGTGTATCAATGTTGATTGTTCATATGCTCTTTTGGACTTTTTTGGTGACCTCATGATGGTTATGGGAATTAACCCCTCCGGGAATCCCGCTACCGTCATGTTTAATTGTTTGGCTAATAGCATTTTATGCAGATTGGCCTATTGGGATTTGAACCCCGACAAGGAGATCAAAAGCTTTCGGAACTACATCTCGCTATACACTTATGGTGATGATAACGGTCAGGGAGTTACTGATCGCCCTTGGTACAATATGCGCACTATCTCTGAAGCATTAGCGCAATATGGGATTACCGTAACTGATGCCGAAAAGAGTGAAGTGCCCAAGGAATACCAAGATCCAGCCAAATTATCTCTTCTAAAGAGGAGGTTTGTTTGGTCGGATACCGTTGGGGCATGGTTGGCGCCACTCGAGATCTCTTCAATTGAGAAACCTCTGTTGGTGCACACCAAGAGTAAGACTGAGACTCAAGAGAATCAGCTTATTCAATCCATCGGCGGTGCAATGCGTGAATTCTTCTTTCACGGGAGAGAAGAATTTGAAAAGCGGCGCACGGAGTTGATGGACGTGGTGGAGAAATGTGGTCTCCAGGACTATGTCGTCGATTCTACTTTTCCCACGTGGGAGGAGGAATTGGTGCGATTCTGGAACACCGCGGAGAAACGCCACTTTAATTAGTGGCATTAGACCTACGCCATAAGGTCGTTAAATATATGTGGCGCCACTATGTGGCATAGGCTTGCACCATAAAGTCTGAACCAAAATGTGGTCGCAGTGCATAGTTACTGCCATGCTGGCTTGTGAAACCAGCTTGGAGCGTGGATGCACTCGTATCTTGGATGGGCGTTCCCCAAAATCACTATTTAGTGAAGCGTGGTCCTGGACGCACATCTCACACACCCTCCCAGGGGCTTGGTCGCCCCTGTAGAGGTTAAATAACGGCCATCTATTTCCACTACTTTTGATATTATGTTGTGGAGGTTTCAATCCTCCGATGCTTCATATTCTACACCGAATATGTCCGTGTCCGTGGAACAAGTGATGCAGTTCCACGATGAATCAGTCCAGAAGACGGTTGATCTTTCAACCAACATTATGGCCCCATCAACCCAACCGGATCAGTTATTTGCAGACTATTTCAAAAGGCCAGTCGCTATCTATGAACGAAACTGGCCTTCCACAGATATATATGGTGGTAGTAGTTTTACTATCAAACCGTGGCAGCTGTGGGCGCAGAAGACTCAGGTTGCCTCCAAGTTAGCAAATTTTGCTTTCCTTAGAGGCAATCTCCACATCAAGGTGATGATCAACTCTACACCATTTGTGTATGGAGCCTCCCTAATTAGTTACAACCCTTTGTTAGTGGGGACGGACTATAGGGTGGTTGGCAACGCTGCGTGTGATATTAATGCAAGGTCACAAAGGCCTTCATTTCTGATCTATCCTCAAACCAACACAGGGGGCGAGATGGTTCTGCCGTTTTTCCACCCGCAGGATTGGCTGAGGGTCGGTGTATTGAGTGATTTCTCCACTATGGGTGAATTGAACTCAATCGTCGTGGTACCCCTTCGCTCCGCAAGTGATTCTGTCACAGGAGCAGCATTGTCAGCGCACGTGCAAGTGCTTGCTTGGATGGACAATCTCGAGCTCTCAGGTTCAACCGTAGGCCCAGTTCTACAGGCCAAGGATGCGGTTGCTGATGAGTATAATCAAGGCATTGTATCCAAACCAGCTAGTGCACTAGCTGATATTGCCCATGACTTGGAGAAAACCCCAGTCATAGGCAAATTTGCTACGGCTGCAACGATTGGCGCACGGGCTGTTGCTAAAATTTCCAGTTTATTTGGATTTTCTACGCAACCTACTCTAGCTGATCCACAGCCGATGTTCTCACAAGCGTTTCCAATATTGTCCACTGTTGGAATTTCAACGCAATCTGAGAAGTTATCATTGGATCCTAAGGCAGCACTAGGAGTTGACCCTTCTATAGTTGGTGCCCCTCGTGATTCACTTAACCTGGTGGATATTGCGGGTCGTGAAGCTATCGTAGCAGTAGGTACGTGGAACACCACAGACGCTGTAGATACCTTGCTTATGACTACACGGGTCACACCGTTCTTTCAGAACACGGCTAATGCTGCCGTCGGAAGTACTGCAGTGCAGCACACTCCGATGAGTTGGGTCGCTAGTATGTTTGGACATTGGCGTGGTGATATTATATTCCGCTTTCGGTTTGTCGCCACTCAGTACCATAAAGGTCGCGTTATCATTTCTTGGGATCCTACTGGTATCAATGCTACAAATATCAACAACACAGTCTCCTCAGAAGGTATTGTTAAGAGTGTGGTAGTAGATATTGGTTCCACTCCTGAGGTAGAAGTACGCATACCTTATCATCAGGCTTATGCTTGGCTATCTACTATGGGACCAGTTTATGATGATCCTGTTCAAATTGGCACAAGCACCTTTGAGTATCTTGATGGGCAAGATAATGGTACTCTCACCATGCGCATATTTAATGTGCTACGTGGGCCAAATACGCAGCCCATACAATGGATGCTGTCCGTTCGCGCCGCTGAGAATTTCGAGGTAGCAAATCCCTCGTTAGCTGTAGATTCGATTAACTCGGATTCTCCACTCTATATGAGTTATTTTGTGCCCCAATCTGATGACACTGTTGAGGAAGCAGATTTTGGCACACCTCCTGAAGTTGAAGCCAAGTATCTCCTAAACTTTGGTGAGAAAATCTCCTCATTGCGAGAAATTTGGCAAAGGAAATCGTTTGTGTTCTCTTGGGCCTTGCCTGACACTAGTGCCGATTTGGCACAGAGGACGCTTAAGATATTCAATCTTCCTGGTCAACCTGGTTACAATGGTGGGACTCAGACAGCTTGGAAACAGGCTGGTCCTGGATCTTCCACCACTGGATTTACTTGGTCGCGATTTAACTATTTAAGTTATATCGCTCCCGCCTTCGTGGGGTGGAAGGGTTCGGTTGACTGGACCTTCAATTTTAATAGTGCGGCGATGGCTAAGAGCTTTCGAGTTTCTAGGGGTAAGTACAGTTTGACTGCCCCATCTTTGAACACTACTTCAGGCTCTTTCACATCAGAGAATACCGGAAGTTCGGACACAACCATGCGGAGGATCACAGGCGATAAAGGTTCCGCCCTCACTTATCAGCCCACAAGGGGTGGAGTTAGTGTGATAGTTCCTTTCTATAGCAAGTTTAAATTTGCTTTAGCGTCAGCCGAGACGTGGAACCTACCCCCTAGTACATATGACATGCGACAAAATAATATTGTTGTCGATTTGGCGTTCACTAAGAACTCCTTGGGTATAGAAAGGGGTGGTGCCATTGAAGGCTATTGTGCAGCTGGCGCAGATTTTACGCCGCTGTTTTTCTTAAACGTACCTCCGCTGTACGCTTATGCTTCAGTTCCAATTGCGAACTAACATTTCCAGACTAATGGTGAGTTCTGGTCCCAGTGTGTAGGGAGGAGTACACAATGCCTTGTAAAGAACACGTTATTACGGCAACGTCATGCCGACCAGGAAATAAGATGTAACCTATGTGCACGATGCATAGGGGGGGTTCCTGGCCCCTTGAGCGAACACGACTGGTGTTAAGTTCGCTAGTCGTGAACTTAATTTGCTACACA